TGTGTTGCTTAATCTTCCGAATTCTTTTGCCATAATCATACCTCCTGATTTACTATTCTGCAGAGCTGTCCTGCATACTTCATGATCTTCTTTCTAGCTATAACAAGCTGCTTAGGTGTAAGAAAACCTGTTTTCTTATAGAAGTTAGCAAAACTCGTAAGAATCTCAGCATCGACTCCATTAAAACCAACGCCATTATTTTCTTTGGTCTCATGACTGACTTGCTCGTCGTAGGTCTGCTTGTCATATAATCTGACGAGAGCTTTTCCGACTTGATCATCATATTTATTAAGAATGTCTTTCATTTCCTCAGCGGTCCAGATCTTCATATTGACCTCCTTACCTATAGCCATATTTCTCAGCTTGTTTGCGAATTTCTTCACCTTCTTCATAGGATATGAACTTACATATCTTATTCTTTTCAAAGAATTCATTCATTTCATCTAGATCATGAAAATATTTCCAAAATATTCCGAATGGTGTTTTGTACTTAGCTTTGATCTTCATAGTTAATCCTCCTTAATTGATCCATGTTCCATTTTTACGAAGTCTTACCTGTATATTTTTAGCTTCTAGGTTAGCTTTGACTGTAAGTGCCTGTGAATAAATTGGAGTTTTTCCGTAGTATGTAAATCCGTTTTCTGTTTTTATAAATATCTGATATGTATTCATAATTTTGATCTCCTTATTAGTAGTGGTTACATTTATATGGTACACTAATAGTGGTAGCTCGTAAATAATCACTGCACTAAAAAGTGCACAAAATTTCCGTTTGCTTTTTGTTTACTTTTGTAAGTTATTAAAGTATAATTTAAGTTGTAGGTGGAGGAACTCACCTAAAATCTCATTGTGGAAAGAAACCCACCAAAGAAAAGGAGAATATTATGGCATTAACAAGAGCAATGCTCAGAGGAATGGGCCTGACTGAAGAACAGATCGGAGCTATTATTGATGAGCATACAACCGTCACTTCTGCTTTAAAGGATCAGGTTGCTGATTATAAAGAGCAGGTAACTGAGCTTAAAGAAAAATCTTCAGAATTAGAGAAGGTTCAGAAAGAACTTGATGATCTGAAGAAAGATATCCAGGATAATGACTGGAAAGGTAAGTATGATAAAGAGCACGGAGACTTTGAGCGGTACAAGACTGATGTAGAATTTAAAGAAAAAACTACAAAAGTTAAAGATGCTTATAAGAAACTTCTCGCTGAATGTAAAGTTGGAGATAAGCATATTGATTCAATCATGCGGGTAACTGACTTTAAAGATATGAAACTTGGTGAAGACGGAGTTCTTGAAGGTGCAGAAGAATTAAAGAAAAAGATCGGATCTGACTGGTCAGGATTTATTACGACTCAGCAAACTCATGGAGCAGGGGTAGAAACTCCTCCGGCAGGTGGTGAATCTGGAAAAGGCGGAACCGGTCGTGCAGCTGAACTTGCTGCAAAATACCACGACAATCTTTATGGAAAAAAGGAGGATTAAAAGATGTCATTTAATCAGAATAATACTACATCTAAAGTTTATGCTCCTGGATATTTCCTTGCGCATGAGGAATGTGTAAGAGAAACAAGACAGATCCTGCAGACAGGAGCAACCACAAAGGCAGACGGTTCTAAGTATGTTAAGATGGGAACTCTTTATACAGAAACCGTAAATAATACAACTGTATATGTTGGTTTTGTTTATGAGGACGTAGATGTAACTACAGGCAACATGCCTGGTTCTGTTGTTACTAAGGGTGTTGTTTATGAAGATAGGCTCCCTGCTGAGCTTGCTGCAGCAGCAAAGACTGCTCTTGAAGCAAAGGGATTTACATTTGTAACAGAGCCTACAGTTACAAGACCTAACTGGACAAACGCGTAAATTAGAGGAGGAATAAAAAATGCCTAGATTTGAAGATAATATTCTTGGATTTGTTCCACAGGATGAATGGCTTAATATGGGATTTGAGGTAAGCCGTCCCAATGATCCCATCGATGGTCTTTTCGGAGATGAAAAGACAGATAACCTGGTTGCTAAGTGGCAGTCAATCGCTTCTGAATATCAGATTCCGGTAATGGCTCACTTCCATGGATTTGATACTGAAGCAAATACAACCTTTAGAATTCCTGTTGATAACCACAACATTGAAAAAGGTCTCATCAAGGTAAAGATCAACCAGTCAGAAAGAATGAGAGAGCTTCTTAGATCAGGTGTTCAAAATGATCAAATGTATGATTATGTTCTGAATGATGGTATCAGACTTGCTGATCAAGTTGTAACACGTACAAAGGTTGCTAAGAATGAGCTTATGGCAACTGGTAAAGTAACAATCAAGGAGAATAACCTTGACCTTACTGTTGATTATGGTGTTCCCGTAGCTCAAACTCAGTTTGAAATTGATTTTGCAGATGATAAGGATATTTTTGATCAGATTCAGACAATCGTTGATGCAGCAACAGCAGTCGGTGTAACAATTACCGGTATTCTTACATCTAAAAAGAATATCACAAAGATGCGTAGAAATCTTTCTGTTCAGAAAGCGATCGGCGGTGCAAATGTAATCGGTGCTCTTGTGACAAGAAGTGCTCTTGAGGCTTATCTTTCAGAAGAATTTGGCATCACAAGGATCATTGAAAATGATCTTACTTATGGTGCTGATGCTAAGATAGGTGCTGATGGAAGACCTATTATCACTTCTAAGAGATACTTCCCTGAAGATAAGATCACATTCTTTGCTACCAATCCTGGTGGAAAAATGGGTATAGGACTCTGGGGAAATCCGCCTGAAGTTGATGCAGGCCAGTTCATGTCAGTTGGAACATCTGGAGTTTCTCCTTATGTTTATATTTCTCAGTGGATGGAAAAGGATCCGGCCGTTCTTTGGACAAAGGCTTCAGGACTTTTCATGCCGGTTCTTTACAATCCTAATAGCTTATTTATCGCAACAGTAGAAAATACAGGAGCTTGATATGTATAAAGTAGTTAAGACATTCGCTGATCTTCAGGATAATGGCTTTAGATATGATGCGGGGGATATGTTCCCCCGCAAAGGTCTTAAAGTTTCAGATGAAAGACTTGAAGAACTTTCTACGACCAAAAATAGAAGGCATATTCCTTTGATCGAAAAAATTGAGGAGGAAAAATCTGAGCCTGAAGTTGCAGCAGTTGAAGAAACTGAAGAAACTGAAGAAACTGAAGAAACTGAAGAAAAGCCTAAGAGACGAAATAGAAAGAAGGACAACGATGCTGGAGCAAATTCTTAATTTTATCCATAATTATTTCATAAAAGAAGTATATCGTGGAACATTCAAAATTGAGAATGGCATTCTTGTCGTTGACTTTTTGCTTGATGACCAGTATTTTAAAATCAATGGATCCCTTCTTAATGAAGGGATTTATCAATATCCCGCAAATGATCTTAAAGATGAAGAATTTAAGGGTGAAATCTGGTCAATGGCGGTTCCTAAGTCTATAACTGATCTTGCTATTGAAATTGAAGACTGGCAAAAAGAATATGGTGATAAATTAAATAGCCCATTTCAATCAGAAAGTTTCGGTGGTTATTCTTATAGCAAAGCAAGTGGAACAGATTCTAAAGGGAATAGTCTCACGACCTGGCAAGGCGTATTTGGAAGCAGATTAAATGCTTATAGGAAATTATCATGAATTTACTTGAAGAACAAATGGATAATTGCATAATGATTGATAAAACTTCTATTCCGGATGGATATGGCGGAACCAAATCCAAATGGGTAGATGGTGCTCCTTTTAAGGCTGCAGTTACTCTTGATACTTCTATGGAATCAAGATTGGCAGAACAACAAGGAGTAACTAATATTTATACTGTGATTACCCAAAAATCTGTTAATCTTCAATATCATGATACATTTAGAAGACTATCTGATGGAAAGATATTTAGAGTAAAATCAGATGGCGATGACAAAAAAACACCAAATAGTGCCGGACTTAATATGAGAGTTGTTACTGCAGAAGAATGGGAGATACCTAATGATTGATAAGTGGCAAGCTATACAAAATTTTTGGTCAGGTTTTGAATGGCCTGCTTATGATGAAAATTCAGTTCCTGAAGATGCCAGTTATCCTAGGATAACTTATGAAGTACAAACTGACAGCTTAGATAATGTTATATTATTGTCTGCATCTCTTTGGGATAGATCTACCTCATGGGAAAAGGTTTCTAAAAAGGCAGACCAAATTGCAAGTGAAATAGTTCATATGGACCCACCGACAATAAGAATTGCAGGAGGCGGACTATATATATCAAAAGGCTCACCTTTTGCCAGTAGAATGGCTGATGAAGATGATTCAATTAGACGAATTTATTTGAACATTAACGCAGAATTTCTTACTGCAAATTGATTTTGCGATGATTTTATTTTTAAGGAGGTATAAAAATGGGAAAGTTTACACTTATTCCGCAGAATACATTTGAGGGCTTACAGCTTGATGCAGGAGTGCTCTTAAGAAATTTTGACCCTACGAATCCCGTAGCTCCCGCAGATGAAGATATAATCTGTGCTACTACAGGAGGTATTCAGGTTTCTTGCGTGCCCACATTCAGCGACCTCGGAGAGGACATTGATAATGTTCCCGCCGCAATGAAAGAGCTTAAGCACTTGGATTCTTGGGAGTGCAAGATGTCTTTCACTTCTCTTGGAACGAATAAAGAGAGTATCAGACTTGCTCTTGGTGCGGCTGATATCGACGCTACTACAGGTGCTATTATTCCTAGAAAAGATTTGTTACAGACAGACTTTTCAGATATTTGGTGGGTTGGCGATAGAGCTGATGGTGGTCTTGTAGCTTGTCAACTTAAGAACGCACTTTCAACCACAGGTTTCACATTGCAGACCACTAAATCAGGTAAGGGACAGATAAGCGTAGAGCTTACAGGCCATGTAGCCCTTGCTAACCAGACCGAAATGCCTATGACATTCTATTCATTAGACCCTAGCGGAACAGACTACAGAGTAACACAGAATCTTACTCATGTAACATCTTCCTTCTCAGGCACATCTATAGGAAGTGGAGAGGCATTTAACGCAACACTTACCGCAAGCTCAGGCTATACTATTGATAGCGTAAGCGTATATATGGGTGGTGTTAATATCACATCTACCGCTTATAATGCAAGCACTAAGGTAATTTCAATTGGAAGTGTAAGTGGAAATATCAGCATTACTGCAAATGCAAATACTACAGGAGCATAACATAAGGAGAGTATTTTAAATGAAAAATTTAGCCAACTGTACACCTACTGAGTTTCTTGCTCAGTCTGTGAAGATTAAGAAAACCGCTCAGGATTGGATGAATGCAACGGATATTATAAATATCCTCAGGACAGAGCCTGTGTATATTAAGCTTCCTGAAAATGCAACCGCAGAAGAAAAAATGGAAGTTATAAAACAGAACGCAAAGATTCAGCAGGACCAAGGAATGAAAAATCTTTCAAAGATTTTTGATTTAGCTTGTGAGCATAATCCACAGAAAACTCTTGAGATTTTAGCTTACTGTTGCTTTGTAAGTCCTGAGCATATAGACGACCATCCTATGAGTTGGTATTTGAAATCTATTGCCGAGCTGTTAAATGATAAGGATATTTTAGATTTTTTCTTGTCATTGGCACAGTTGGCTCAGATGAATACTTCCAAGCAGTAAGCACAATTAGACTTGACTTACTAGAAATTATTGGAAAAGGATATGTAATCGAGCATTGCATATCCTTTTTTCGTAAGAGGCAGGAAGAAAAACTATTCAAAAATTATCTGACTGATGCCATTAGAATTATTACTTATAACACAAGTAAGCGTGGAAGTGGTATAATAGAACAGAGGTATGGTGAAATCCTTGAGTCTGTGAAAAAACCTAAAGAAACAAGAACTCCCCAGGAAGTAATTAACGACATCTCCAATAAACTCAAAAAGATGAGCGAGGAATAAATATATGGATTTTTTAAGCTTAGTTGCTAAACTTACACTAGATTCAAGTGCATATGAAAGCGGTCTGTCTAAGGCTAAGGGACTTGCAAGTGGGCTTGGTACAGGCATGAAAATGGCTGGAGCGGCAGTCGCTACGGCTACTACTGCAATTGTGGGATTTGGCGCGGCTTCCGTAAAAACAGGTGCAGAATTTGATAAATCTATGTCGCAAGTTGCGGCTACTATGGGTAAAACCATGGACGAGATGGCAAATGAAGTCGGAAGCACAACGCTTACTATAAATGGGCAAGTGCAAGAATTTAGTGGTAACCTTCGTGAATTTGCTCAAGTTATGGGTCAGAACACGGCTTTTTCAGCTACGCAGGCGGCTGATGCATTGAATTATATGGCACTTGCCGGATATGATACTCAGAAATCCATGGATATGTTACCAAACGTTCTGAACCTAGCGGCGGCAGGTTCTATGGATTTAGCGAGAGCATCTGATATGGTAACCGATGCACAAACTGCATTCGGCATGGACCTTCCAAGAACAACTCAGATGGTAGACGAGATGGCTAAGGCGGCATCAACGGGTAACACATCTGTTGAGCAGTTAGGCGATGCGTTCCTTACTGTGGGCGGATTAGCACAAGAGCTTAATGGCGGATTAGTCACTTTGGCAGATGGAACTGCCCAATCCGTTGATGGAGTGCAGGAACTTGAAATTGCACTTACCGCAATGGCTAACGCAGGTATTAAAGGCTCAGAAGCGGGTACTCACAT